GCTTCCTTGGCCCTGTCAAATACCGTGTCGCCGGGGAAACGTGCCACGTCCGCCTGCCACAATAATACATTGCCATCCGCTGTCCTGTTGCGGATATCGGTCAGATGCAACCGGTCGGCAACCTCCTTCGTTACTTTAATGTAAAATGCCATAATTCTATTGTTTTTAATGTTATCCAAATTTTCTTACTACTACCGCCTTGCCCCCCTGTGTGAGCACCTTGCCGCCTTGTGTCAGCGCCACGTAAGGGCCTCTGTCCTCCACCTCCAGCTTTAACATCATGCCGTTGCTGAAAGGTATCCTGGGAGAGTATCCGTCGGCAACCTTGGCATATCCGGCATCTCCGCTCTTCTTGACGTACCAGTGGCAGTTAAACATGGCGGATGGATTCGGGATAACCCCCATGGTATCCCGAATGACGGGTCTGGGAAAGATGGCGTAAGTCCCATCCGGAACACCCGTAGGTACACCCTCCCAGTCGGCTTCAATCTTCGGAATCCTGCGGCGTATCACCGTAGAGACTGCCGGGGCCGATGTGCCCGGGGTTGATGCCGGAGTCCCGGAAGCCGCATAGGTGGCCTTGCAGACAATCGTGATGTCATCACCTATATAATTGCGGTCAATCTTATATACATTCTTGTTCAGTGATACAAACTCCCAGTCGTTGTCACCCGCTCCTGTGGTTATCGCCTCCAGCGCTCCCGTAGACAACAGACGGTACCAGAAGAACTTGCATTTGCCCGTAGCCGTCACGTCCGTGTCGCCTACCATCAGTTTAGCCGTGATGGTCTGTGCGGTGATGTCACGCACCGGGTTCCAGTCCAGCGTGGACGGGCTGTCTATCGTCAATACGGGGATCGCATCCGTACCGTCAACCGCGCGGACAAGACGGCTCATCTGAAAAGTAAACAGCTGTCCGGTACGTGTGTCGGCATATTCCGCGTAAAACTCCAGCGTGACGGGTTTTAGGACGGTGACATTTTTTTTCATTGTGATCTGTCCCTTGCTGTCACCGGACTCCGTAATGCTGTAGCCTGTGTTTGTCGATGTGATAAGTGTGCGTGTGGTTCCGATGCGCTCGTACCACTTCATGTTGGTCAGCCTGGAGTTGACCGCCCCGATTTTAGTCACCGCTTCCGGATCGGTGGCGTTGCACCGCGGAAACAGGACCAGCGGTGTCAGCGTATAGTCCGGAGTGTATTCAGCTTTGTCAGCCTGGTAGACCTGCATGTCCGGCACGCTGCCCACCACCTCGATGTTACAACTGGTTTGTAACAGCCGGTAGTTGATTTCTATTTTTCGTTGCTTTGTTGCCATTGTATAAAACCATTTTAAAATGTTACAAAATTCTCCGCCACTTCAAACTGCTGCCCGTCACGCAATAACGCCTGTGCTTTAAACGTACACACCCGCATGTTGGTATAATTCGGTCCGAGATCATCTATCGTCAGAGGAAGATTTTTCCCGGCGCCGGCACGCTTCACCGCCCATGCGTTATCTTCTGATACATTCCCGGTATCACGCGTCCAGCTCACATCAGCGTCAAGTATATGATCTGTCACATCACGGTTGTACAGCTTGCCGGTAATATATAACGTTGTGGAAAAAGTCTCGATATCAAAATACCACCCCTTTGTGCTGCCGATCCCTATCGTAAATTCCGGGTTCCCTTCCAGCATCGCCCATCCGGCCGCCGCATATTGCGGTTCGTCGGCTGTTCCCGTCATCAGGCACTTCCATTTGCAGCCGTAGTGCCAAACCGTGTCCGCCCGCTCCTGCGTATTGGTGTAAGGATTGTCAGAGGACGCGGCTGCGTCCGACCAAAAGCCACGGTCCACCAGTTCCTGTACGGGCAGTCCCTGCCAGTCCACCCGGTAAAGTTCACCGAAGATGCCGGCACGGGCGAATATGTACGAGTGCTTATAGTTGACGGGGAGATTGTCAAACAAATCCAAATTGGGCAAACGCCCCAATATCATGTAATAGTTGTTCTGTTCCAAGACAGGCTTCGTTACTCCTTCCAGCCAGACAAGACATTTATCCGTGGTGGCGGACAAATACCAGTAGCTTTGCCTGTCCTCATTGAAGGCGTTTCCTCTTCTGGTAATGATCGTCAACTCTGTGGGAGGATAGTTTTTACCGCCCGGCACCTCACTGTCCGGGTATGACAACACCGAGATGGAGTTGGCCGGGACATTCTTGGACAGCACGCGCATCCACGAGGCGTAATACTCCCCCGTAGAAAAGAGGTTGTTTACAATCCCGTACACTATATCACCCTCCTGGAATGCGGTGAAGTCATTCTCCCAGCGCTTGCGCAATTTCAGGGTATAAGTTCCGTCACTCTCTAAAGCCACGGACTCAATGACTCCGTTCTCGGAATATGAGGTATCGCCTTCCTGTGCGTTCAGACGGTTATAGATGATTTCCTTGAACACTGCGGAATCGCGTACCTCAAGACGAGACAACTGCATACGACCATTCCTGTCAGCTACAATACCTTTTCCTGCAACCATAGAATCTACCGCCTCACCTACCTCCATACCGCCTAGAAGTTTCAACATAAAACCGGTAAAATCATCCTGATCCTTGCAAATAAATATTTTTCTCAGCTTATCAACATCAGCACCAGCATCAATCATGGCCAACAACAAAGATCCGACACGCAATGCCGTATTCGCTCCGGCATTACGCTCATCCCTTATCTGCTCCGCCAATTTTTTTAATGTGTCTTTAATATCCGCCATTTACTTTTTTATTCCAAAGTAACAACAAAGCCAAAAGCCGTAAAAAGACATCATTTCTTTTTATGATGCCCCCACAAATGCGAACGCATGGAGGTACTGCGCTTGTGATTCGCCTCTTCAATCTTCTCCGCAAGCAGACCACAGAACTCCTCACCATACATATATGCCATCTGCTCTTTCAAGACCATGATCGATGCAAAATAGGCACGTGAGAACCATTCACGGGGTTTGCGAGGTTCACCTGAGGTAATCTTGCCGGATTTTTGTCTGTGCACATAATTCTTGCCTCTCAAATCCGGATTCAAAAACTTCAAATCACCCTTGTTATGCCCTCTATGACCGTCATTATACAACTGGCCGTCGATCTCATATCCCCGCCCCGTACCACAATCCTGATAAATGCCATATTCCATAAACTTATGCTGGATCACCGTCAGTTCACTGCTGCCCATTGTCACATTCTCCGTTATATCATTGTGCAGTAACACCGTATCAACCACGTGCAGTCTCATGATCTTCTCCCTCCAGATAGTGACCATCATCTCGGCCCACGCCTTCTTATACTTTGCCCGATCTTCAGCCGTGGACTTCGGCCTATTCTCATTCCTCCCACTCATCACTGTCATAAATTAGAGATACCGGTTCGGAAACATCAATCATAAAATACAGGCCTGTGCATCCGGAAATAAAGTATTCACCCAGTTCGCGTGAATACACATTATCCGTATTCAGGTACACCAGTTCGTTATCCAGATTCTCACGGTCAACCAGCATCCTGCTGTGCACCTGGCGGAACAGCCGCCGGCACACCTCCAGTGCCGCTTGGCGTTCCGCCATATCACTGATACGGTACCGCATCATGAGAAACACGGTAAAAGTACGTTTTTTAAAATATCCTCCGGAACGCTTCTCGGTCACTCCGTCATTCGTATCATCTACCGCGAAAAACGCGGATTCGCGCCGAAGATTCTGAAGAACCTCTTCAAGCGAGTTGATACCGGAACAGACACACGGATAAAAAGCATGAGCCTTGGCCAATTTGTTTTTTTTGCACATTCCTTTAAAATAGGACAGCGCATCGAATAAATTATTTGCATCCATATCTCTGTTGTAACTCCTGTGCCTCGCGGGCCTTCTCATTCAGTTCGGTCAACGCCCGCCAGCAATCCATCTGCAATACTTCTCTCTCCTTTGTGATATCCCCGCCTGTCAATGCCCGAATCTCCGCATTGACGAGTTCAAGCATATTAAAGGCTTCACCCTCCAGTTGTTCCGGAGGACGGAACAGATAGGGAAAGCATTTTGTAAAATGATTCTTAACCGATGCAATCCACAAAAACACGGACAGCAGTTCTTCTTCCGAAGGATTGAACCGGCGGGGATGCCGCCCTTTGCGATCCACGTACAACAAAATTGCCATGGAACGCAGAAGAGCGTTATCGCGCGTGTGTAAAAAGCCCTGATAATAATTCTCAATACTGACATACTCCTTAAACGGAACATCATGCAACCGGGCATCCACCGACCGGAACCTGCCGATCCGCCACAAACAGAAAGGCATATCACCCGGACGCTCGATAAAGTCCAGCGTGTGCAGGAAACACTGTACCTGCCACGAATGAACAAAGAACCGAACCTTTTTCCATCCGTTGCGAACAGAACAAACCCACCCGTCCTCCTGTCTGCGCAATACAGTGATCCCCAGCAGCCGGACAAAGATGTATGTCTTTGCCGTGACCGGATCAAAACGGGTCATGATATAACACACATAGCGCAACTGCCATTGCTCCAGCTTGTGCCATGCATCCGGCAGATGGAAGTTGATCAACCTATCCCCAAAAGTAGCAGGTATCTTCTTTTTCATTTTTATAGTATTCAAAATGTTTTACCTTATACGCATCGCTATCCTTATACGCCGGAAAATCGTCCGGACACCTCTCCAACAAGTTAACCACATTCGCCAGTTCCACACGGAATGCCGGCAACTGCTTGTTGATCCAAAACCCTATCGCCCTACGGAGCGCACAAACCAACGGTATCTCGGCTTCAGCCAGAGACTTATGCCGGATTTGTTCAAGCAAATGATCAAATAAAACTGCGGATATCTCGCGCCGGATATATTCTTCAGCCTCGCTGATTTGCGGACGAAGTTCGAGCAGATCAGTACGGATGGCTGTCGGTCGGCCTGCAAAATCACGCACATGGGCACCGGTATAGTAAAGGGAACTGATCACCAACCGGGCACAAACTGAGGAAGACCAAGCGTCATCACCTGTCATGCCCTCAATAATACAGTCCAGCGCATAATCCGCCTCACGCTGTATCTGCACGCGTAACGATTCAACCCGGTCACGTGATGCCGGAGATATATTCTGGTTATTGACAATACCGAACCCCGTATCCGTCAGTATCAGATCCAGCCCCGGGATCGCCTGATAAAACGCATCAAGACAGATATAACGGCACACATCTTCTTTAACGGGCAGCGTATCCACATCCGTATCACTCCCCAGCACCGTGCCGAAGAGCTTATGTTCAGCCTGTTCAAACCGATCTTGTATCGCATCAAACACATACACGTTTGCCGAAGCGGCTGCAAAAACGACCTTCTCAAAAGTCTGTTTATCAATTTTCATCTTCATCGTTATTATGGTTTATCCGGTTAGCAGTCGTTGATTTGGCATCGGTATTCTGATCCAGTGTCGTGAGCAGGATCATCGGCACATCCGGATAGACCTTCTCACCCCATCCGTTATAATGAATCACCACATTATGCGGCATGTACATCAGATCATGAAAGGCAATCTCAAGCGACTGCTTGAGAGTAAACAGCTCGCGCTTGTCAGATCCGGAGTTATTGGACTGTGACTTGCCCGGAGTGGCCCCCACCAGATTGGGATGAATATTATCACCATAACAGGTAATATTGGACGCCTCTTGAATGTCTTCAGACCAGTCGCCACCCTCTTTAGTCGTATCAATCACATTGATACGCACCATACGGTTCTCCTTGCCGTTAGGATCGATGTAATAACCGGTAATCCAGACCTTGCCGGAATTCTCGATGCCGGACACAAAATTTTTAATATTCTCTTTTTCTTTCTTAATGCGCTCCAGCTGCTTTACAGGCTCGGTTATGTGCTCTTCAGCCAACAGATTGGACCAAAAATCCTTGTGGACTTCAACCTGGTACTTAACCGTCGCATGATTCTTCAGCTTGGCTTTTTTCCCCTTACCGATCAACCGCTTGATGTCAAACCAGTCGCCTCGAAAAATAGAAGTATAGTTGGGTAACGGATAGTATCGGCAGCCGGGTGTCGGAAAACGGACCAGAATGGCAAACTTGCGGTCTTTGGTGGGTATGGACTTTTTTCCGTCCTTGCCGGGCGCACGCCCCATCCGAACCTCCAGATCACCCAACGGGTCTTTTTCGTCAAGCAGCGGCAGCACCTCGATCTCATCCTCACGCAAGGCCGACTTCCGGAAGTTGCCATAGAAAACATGATTGATACGCCCCTTGTCATCCGCCTTTTCGAACCGGCAATAACAGGCCTCCTTGTGCCGGAGCCTGACAATCCGGGAACCGTCAACAGACAGTATGATCACCGACACACAGAAAAAATAATACTTCATATCTGTCGCCTGTTCAAGCATGAAGGAAGGTATACTGTTATGCAGCATCCATTTTTTAATTTCCTTATCAACAGTCGGTCTGCCCGTATCATAGTCATTATACTTCTGCCCGGCACCGTAACAAGTAAGCACATTAAACAACTTGTTCTGAGACATCACCTCGTCAACCCCTATCAACCTGATCAGCTCATACGGTAGCCTGTTGTCAGCGCCCCAGTTCACGTATTTATAACCTTTCGCCCCCGGCAACGTCGTCGAGGACACATCTTCGCCATCCTCGTCAAAAACCGCCGAACTGTCCTCGACCGTCTCCATGGATGCCTGCACGCCGGATTTACCCACCTCAAACACGCCTGAAGGGATATAGTCCAGCCGCACCCTGCTGTTTGTCTTATTTTTCATAAATAAACCTCCATACCATTAATTGAAAACAATGTGATATCACGTAACCTGCGCGGCAGTCCGGATTTGGGACACTTGACCAGATGCGTGCCTCCCCGCCAATGGGAACCGATACAGATCACCCCCTTGTACTCAATGATGTCACCTGTGGACAATTTCCAGACACGCAAATCAACCGGCTGTCCGGATTCCAGCAGCCGGATGGCATCAAGCCTATGTATTACCTTTATGCCCATATCACTCAAACGTATAATCAAATGTATTATCAAACACACGTCCGGCACGCGGCAACTGCAAGATATTGTGATTACGCTGCGCATACCGATAAGAGAATGTAAAGAACGGCAAATGATCCGGATCGTTGCTGCGCTTCGATTCCGACTCGGTGATGGTAACCTCCTTGCCCACTGTCGTACCGTCCAGCAGATAAATCTCTTTAGACCGGAACAAATCATCAAGCCACAACGCCATCTCATGTGTCAACACACCCGTATTGGCCTTGAACACCTTGGTCTCATCAATCCGATAATTACGGAACATGCCATTAGTGTAAGCGGTGGACCGGGCGTATTCCGGCTCCAACGCATGAGTTCCGGTACAGTAAACCGTCTCCTGGCACCCGAAAGAATTGGTGAACAACAGAACCGGAGCGACATCGGGCGCATCAGGATCGAGTAAGAAGGTCTGCGTCCGTACTCCGGCATGAATGATATAACGCACCAGCTCGAAGCCCGGTTTGACCAACAATTCGGGAGAAACTTCTACCGTAACGATCTTGTCCGTATCTGTCACCTGCCGCAAACTCACCTCACGGGTAGACAAACCGTCTTCGTCCCGGTAATAGACACAGGTAGCGGTCACAGGACATGCCTCAGTCGTGACCAGATGCACGAACTCCTTGCGCCCTATCGCCGTAATCTTCTCTCCCATCAGCGTGGACAGAAAATAGCCCGCCATAAAATCCGCAGCCGGCATGGAGGACTCGGCAGCACAGAACTGCACCGTAAAGTTTTTATTCTGTTCGGATGATCCGTCCGTTATCCGATAACTGCACCGTTCTATCAGGTTTGTTGCCAAATACGGTTCTATCAAGCCCTGCAAATCATTGATGGTTATCCGGCCGGAAGTATCCGGAATGTAAGTTTCGGACAGAATCTCTTTTTCTCCGACCGTCAATGAGAAAACAGCCTTATTCTGATCCGTAGCGAACACCAGCTCGTTCAGTCCGGAACTGAAGGCATAGGCCGGGATATCCTTTACTAAAACTATCATATAACCTTTTTTATTTCAAAAATAAGGCAAATACCACGGGCAATAAAAGACAAGGACACCCTGTTTCGCAACAGAATGTCCTCTATGTAAAATGTATAAAAAAATGTTTCTTATCGACGCATCATCATCCATTTGGGACGATTGTCACTGTCTATATGAATATGATAGCCCGTATCACGCATCGTAGATGCAATATCATTCAAGGACAACTCCACCATATCAGACAAATCATCTTGAATATCTTGTGTGCTTTTCAACAACACACCATCACCATCGGGTTGATCAGCCGGAAGAAACGCCATCAGATATTCAATCAATACATATTTCTCTACACGAGATTGATTGGGAGTAGAATTATTTTTCATGCTTCACCTCCTTTATAACATAGTCATGCAAAAACGCATCTAATCGGATTAATTGTTCATGATTTATTTCGGATATATCTCCATAATTTTGAGCAAATAAATGGAATTTGACTTCTTTATTACCGTCACTACCTATCTCGACAGTCTTCATTATTGAAAATTCGTCATTCATCGCAAACCTCCTTCCAGCATATTCGGGTTTGAAGCTTCACAGAAGCGGAACTCGCCGCGTACTGGATAAATATTAACTATAAAAACTGTATTAAATTGATTCTTTTCGGGATAAACTGAGATCTGTATGTAATTACCTCTTAAAACATCCACATGAAGCGGTTTGGTTCTTGGAAACTCTTCATCCAACATGGACGCTTTGGCACGAACAGCCTCAATAAAGGCATCACGTGACAGTTCATCAGGAATCAAGGCATGAGCAAAAGTGGAAATCCATTGGTTCATAGCCCTGCCTTTATTGTTGACAGACAGGTAAGTTTTAGGATTATCAATAAAGAATTTCATCTCAGCCCTCCTTTCTTGCAAAGATGTAACGACACAACAAACCAAGCCAGGCAAAGCAATGCAGGAACAGCCGACACGAATGCTGCACATACCAATGCAGAAAAAGCCAAGGAGGCATGAGCCATAAGGCACACCTGACGGTTAGACACTGATTCTTCAAGTACGGAAGAAAATAATTGATTCTCAAGGTTCAGCCACATAGTTAGGACTGACGATTTGCTTACGACATTTATGTCGGTAGCAGGAATTGAAACTGTTTGTTTCATATTAATGAGATGTTTGGCGTTATAGGCAGAAAAAGAACGGCTGCCATTTCCCGTGTCGCCAAACATCTCATTAGTCTCTATGCCGGAGCATTAAAGTAATGTGGGAAAGACAGCCGTAGATTGTTGCAAACAAGTTGCGACTTCTACAATATCCTAATTATTGGGCATAAAAAAAGCCCATCAAAATATGAGCATTAACCGCGCTCTGCGACATAGAAAACATTCTATGAGATATTTGGCACTGCAAATATGAGAATTATATTCGAGAGTGCCAAACTTTATTTAAAATAAATCCTGCTGTTGTGGGATTTTAGTCGATTCTTTATATCGTTTTACCATATCCAGCATTAATTCATCACGATCTATAGCCGCCTGAATACGTTCATTCAAATCAGCTGAATTCTTCTTATCTTTCAGATCTTTTTTATTCTGCAACACATGTCCTCTTGCACGTGAATCCATATAATCAAGTACTCGTTCTTCTGTCGTAAATTTTAGCTTTCGATAAGGAGTATTACTTGCATTAATTTTATCCTCTATCATCTGTATGAATGCATCTTTATCACCCTGTTTAAAACGCTGCATCATATTATCTGATAAAATAACAATCGTAATGTCCTTATCAAAATCTACCAAACGAGCGTATCCACCTACATTACCCAACATCTGCATAAAAATATCTTTCTTTCCAGCTAAACCTGCTGAAATGAAAATCTCTTTTCCATAAAAATTGATATCCCAACTGTCCATGAATATCTTAAACTCTAACGCTTCATACGTTAAGTTTATCATTGTTTTTATTGCCATAATTATTCTTTAATAAGTTCTTTCATTATAGAACATAGTTCTGATTCATAAATTAAACGTATATTTTTACCTTGAGTATTCAATTTCTGTATTTTATCTAATTTGGAAGGACCAGCCCCTTTTCCTACAATCACAATATTTGTTTTACCTGAAATGGAAGTATCTAAATCAGCACCAAATTCTTTTAAAATAGCACCAAGATCATTCCTATTCGGATAAGTTTCAAAAGTTCCCGTTATTACTACTTTTTTCCTGTAAAAAATAGTATCTTTATTCTCTATATCCTCTTCTGATAAAGGTATCAACGTATCATGTTGATATTTACGGTCTCTTTTATCATTCGATAGAATTTCTTTCAAATTATAATGAGCTAAATCATGACAAATACATCCTTGATAACAAAGGTACAATTTGGCACAAGCTTCAGCATCCGCCAACGCATCATGATGATTATCCAAAATAATACCATTATCTTCACAACAAGCTTTCAAATTTTTGCCAAACAATTCCAATGTATCAACATTATTACTCGTCTGCAATCCTGTCAAGTTATAATAATCCATACACCGAGTGATAATATTCATATCAGTAGCCCTATTATGACAGACTAAAGGTAAATCACCAATAAATTCACGCAATATTGGGAATATATCCTTAAACGTTGGCGCATCCATTACCATTTCATCAGTAAGGCCATGAACAAATGTATTTCTTTCACAACGCCCATCTGGTATCGGTTTTATCAAAGAATAAAATTTTTGAGTTATTTTAGAATTTATCACCTTGACTAGTCCCACCGAACAAGCGCTAGTTAATTCTGGAGTCATTGTTTCGAAATCAATCGAAACAAAATCAATGTTGTCCATAGTGTTTTTTATTAAACAATCTATCCCCCATACCGTGCGCTCACCGGAACCACCCGGAACCTGTCTTGCAGATTACACGATATGAGGGATAGAAAAAATCGGTTTATTTTGAGCATTCAAATATGGTGATAAAATTTGAAACAGCAAAAGGAAAATCGTATTACTTAATCAATTTTTCAACATCAAAATTCTCCATTCCAGACAAATATGGCGAATCCCTTATCAAAACGCGCCCAAAGGTATTAGTGTAACCTTAACCCGATTTTACGGATTACGTCTTGAAAAGGGATTCATGTCCTGTTTTACCAGTATTTATGTCACTAAATTTGAGGGCACTGCAAATATAATAATAATATCTGACAATACAAAAGAATACTTTTATTCCAATAAAAAAGCTCCCACCCCGTGGGAGCCTGACTAATCAAGTTGCCTGTCATGCTGTCAAACAATAACTACACAACTGATAAGAACTCTTGACCGATACGATGAATACCGTCAATAATACGTTTCCGCTGCTCCTGGCGCGGAGTACGCAAACCGCTTGCATAATGTGAAAGTTGTTGCTGGTTGATACCCGAAGCCCGTGAGATGGCAGCCAACGAAGTGAACTGCTCGCACTTACGAAGTAAGGCAGCCATTCCCAATTCAACATCAAACTCATAATCACCTCGAACCAGCCAATCAGGAAGCACCTCACCATCCTGCACCAATCCTTCAATATGCTCACGAACCGCAACAGCCAGTTCATCCATGAGCCCCTCATAGCTTTTGGATGTAGTGACAACCATTCCGCACAACACATTCTCTTCGGTGACCGCACCGAAATTCTTGCCACACCAATCTACTTTTACTTTAATTTTGCCCATAACATATCTTATCTTTTTAGCAGGATGGAAATAACACCCTGCCTGTTTCCAAAGCTACAGGGCAATGCCTTATATTGTATCCGCCGCACGGCGAATGCGGTCAGCCAAATCAACCAAAGCCCCTCGCAGCTGCTCTTTTTCGGCATCGCTGAACTTTTTGCCGTTCGATTCGTCCAATTTTTGGTATATCCATCCGCTTGATTTACCAAAATAAGAGCGAGCCATTTCACGCCATGACAGCACCATCAGAATGTCTTGCAACTTTTGCTTGACAGTCATTTCTTCTTGAACCAATACCACCTTTTCCATATTCAAATCATTTAAAAATTTATTCGTAGTAATGCCTGCCCCAAAGGGCAGGACTTTTTCAGTCTTCTTTCGGAAGGTCCACCATTTGGTCGAAAAGCTCTTGAGCGTACCACAGCAATTGCGGATATCCATTTGGATAAGCATTCTGTAGGTTGCGAATCGCCTCGATCAACTCAGCTTCTTCTGCCGAAAGTTTCATTACTACAGTGTTCATAAGCGCTTAATTTTTGAACACCACAAAGATAGTACGAATTTTCGTATTATCAAAAAAACAAAGTACGAATTTTCATATTATTTTTTATATCATCCCCTCCGTGGTTGAAGGAACGGAAAAATAAAAAATTCCGCTGTCCCCCCGCGCTGGCCGCCGCGCCCCCCCCCCCCCGCCCTCACCCG